AAGATAAAATATCAGAACAACTTAAAGCTACGAATAAAGTATGGAGTTATGAAAGTGAAAAATTAAAGTATACAGTCCCTGAACGAATAGCAACTTATACACCTGACTTTATTATAGTTAAACAAAACGGCGGTAAAATGTATGTAGAATCAAAAGGTAGATTTACTGCTACAGATAGAAAAAAAATGAAGTTAGTAAAAGAAGCTAATCCTGAATTAGATATACGATTATTATTTCAGACGCCGAATAATAAAATAACAAAAGGTTCTAAAACTACATATGTAGATTGGGCCGTAAAACATGGATATCCTTGGGCTGCAAAAGAAATTCCTCGAGAATGGCTTGAAGAATAAGATTTTTTTATTATATTATCTATATGGATAATACTAAATTAATTTCTTCAGTAGAATCAGTTTTAGGAAAAGGTAAGAAAACATCAAATGGCAATGTTTCATACTATTGTCCTTTTTGTAATCATCATAAAAGAAAGTTAGAGATTCAAATGGCAACAAATTTAAAAGGAGAAAATCCTTGGAATTGTTGGACGTGTCAAAAACGAGGTCGTAAATTAATAAATCTTTATAAACAACTAAACGTTGGATATGAGAAGATATTAGAATTAAATACATCTTTAGGTGTTGTTACAAAAGACATTAATAATTTATTTGCAGAGCATATAAATCAAAATACGTCATATCTTTCTTTACCTAAAGAATATAAATCGTTTCTAGAAGCAGAAAATACACCAAACTATAGAAATGCTTTAAAATATTTAAGAGAAAATAGAGGATTTACAGATTTTGATATTATCAAATATCATTTGGGATTTTGCGAGGAAGGGCCATATAAACATAAAATTATAATACCTAGTTATGATACTTCTGGAAGTTTAAATTTCTTTGCTGGAAGAGACTTTTATGATTCAGATTTTAAACATAAAAATCCAAACTATAGTAAAGATATTGTAGGCTTTGAATTGTATATTAATTGGCAGTTGCCAGTTATTTTAGTCGAAGGCGCAATTGATGCAATTACTATTAAAAGAAATTCAATTCCTTTATTTGGAAAGACAATATCAAATGAACTTAGAAAACGTTTAATTGAAAAGCGCGTTAAAGACATTTATGTATGTTTAGATAAAGATGCTCAAAAACAAGCCATAGCAGTAGCAGAAGAATTTATGAATGAAGGTATTATCGTTTATTTCGTAAATTTAGAAGAAAAAGATCCAAATGAAATCGGATTCGAAAGAATGATTCATATTATCAAAAAAACAAAACCATTGACATTTTCAGATTTAATTAAGTATAAATTAAACCTATGATACAAATACAAAAAATAGAAAATATACATGTTAAGAATGTTAGGTATATTATTCATCTTGCAGACATACATATTAGATTACAAAAAAGGCATGAAGAATATCGTATGGTATTTTCTAGACTATATAACTACTGTAGAGATTTTGTTAACGAGCATCCAGATACTTTAATTTATGTTGCAGGTGATGTTGCACATTCTAAAACAGATATGTCTCCGGAGCAAATAAATTTAATTCAAGACTTTTTCAAATCATTAGCTAACATAACTGATACGATTGTTATTGCTGGTAATCATGATATGAATCTTAATAATAAAACAAGATTAGATGCTTTAGAACCTATTATTAATGCTTTAGATCATAAGAGTTTATTTTACTTAAAAAATAACGGTGTATATGAATTTGGTAATTTATATTTTAACGTTATGGGTGTATCTGATAAGCCTGTTAATTTTATTAAAGCATCAGATATACCAAATGATAAAATAAAAATAGCTTTACATCACGGAGCAGTAAATCAAGCATCTACCGCAGTTGGTTTTCAATTAACAAATGACTTAGTTAATACAGATACTTTTGCAGGGCATGAAATTACATTGTTGGGCGATATACATAAATTTCAATATTTAAATGAAGAACGTACTATTGCTTATGCATCGTCATTAATACAGCAAAACTTTGGAGAAACATTAGACTTTCATGGATTATTACTTTGGGATATAAATACAAAAGAATCAAAGTTTGTAGAAATAGAAAATGATTATGGGTATATTACTCTAGAAGTAAGTAATGGTACATTTACGACATATCCTTCTAAGTTTCCAAAAAAGCCGAGAATTAAATTAAAGCTTCAAAATACTACATCATCTCAACTAAAGACATTAGCAGCAGATCTTAAATCTAAATATAATGTTCAAGATATAGTTACGCAGAAAGTCAAAGAGTTTCATAAAGATAGTAAAGACGTAAAAAAGATATCTTTAGGAAATGTACGAGATATAGAATTCCAGAATACTTTATTAACGAATTTTTTAGTTAATAAATTGGATATTGATGAAGATTATATTTTAGATGGTGTGCGACATATTAACAGGATAATTAATTCAAAGTTACAGAGCATCGATACATCTAAAAATATAACGTATAATCTTATTAAACTAGAATTCTCAAATATGTTTAGTTATGGTGAAGGTAATGTTATAGATTTTAGTAAGATGAATGGTATACATGGATTATTTGCTTCTAATCGTAGTGGTAAAAGTTCATTATTAGATTCATTATTATATTGTATTTTTGATAAATGTACTAAAACTGATAAAGCTTCTTATGTTTTAAATAATAAAAAGGATTCATTTACTTGTAAATTAGAAATAGAGATAAACAACAAAAGATTTATAATTGAAAGAACAGGCGTTAAGAATAAAACAGGACATGTAAGAGTTTCAGTAAATTTTTATACATTTGATGATTATGGAAATGTACAATCGTTAAATGGCCAAGAAAGAGATGAAACAAATTCAATTATTCGTTCATACTTAGGCACATATAAAGATTTTATTTTAACTTCTGTTGTGGCTCAAAATAACAATACTGGATTTATTGAAATGTCTCAAAAAGAACGTAAAGAATTACTTTCACAATTTTTGGATATTAATATATTTGACGAGCTTCAAAAAATAGCCACAGAAGAAATTAAAGACGTTCATGCTATTTTAAAAGATTTACAAAAGCAAGATTTTAGTACAAAGATATCTCAAGCAGATACGATTATTAAGTCAAACGAAATACAAATTGAATCTTTAAAAGAAGAGCAAGAAAAAGTAGAAAAAGTAATTACCGGTAAAGAAGGTAACTTATTAGATATTGCAGCTACTTTAATACCTTTATCAAATGTGAGTTACGATTTAAAGAGTTTGGAAGCACGTTTAGAAAAATCAAGCAAAGATGTTGATATTTATAAAAGCAAAATAGATGAAATATCTACCGAAATAGGTAATTTAGATGATCAAATACGAACTTTATCGGATACCCTAAATACATTTGATATTGATGAGATAGAAAGCTCTTTAAATCAATTAAAATTGTATAAAGAACAATTCAAAAAGTTAGAATCTGATTTAAGAGTTAAACAAACAGAGCATATACATATTCTAGACAAAATGAAAAAATTGGAAAGTTTAGAATATGATGAAAATTGTACATTTTGTATGAATAATATTTTCGTAAAAGATGCTATTCAAACTAAAGAAAGTTTATCTTCACATAAAAATGATATTTTAGAGCTAGAAAATAAAAAAGAGTTATTAAATTCTTTGATAAATGATTTATTAATTTACGAAGAAAAAAATAATAATGTTAATTCTGTTAAACGTATCATTCAAAAATCTAAAGAAGATAAAACAAAATTAGATTTAGATTTAAGATCATATCAACATTCATTAACAACCTCATTAAATAATGTTAAAGAAGCTATAATGGCAGTTGATAAGTATAATGAAAATAAAGAATCTATCGAATTTAACTTATCATTTAAAGATCAAATAGAAGCAATTAAAAATGAATTAAGAATACATAAAAGTGATTTATCTGAAATTAATTCTCAAATATCTAAATTAACAACAGGTATTGAATTAGAGAAGCAAAGTAAGAAAACTGCTTTAGATAGTATTGAAAAGCTTCGTACATTAGAACGCGAATATAAGTTTTATGAATTGTATTTATCTGCTACAAATCGTAACGGTATTCCATATGATTTAATTTGTAATGTAATGCCTCAAATCGAAATGGAGATTAATAATGTATTAGGTCAAATTGTAGATTTTACGATAATGCTTCAAACAGATGAAAAAAATATTAATGCTTATATTGTTTATGATGATGATAATTTTTGGCCGTTAGATTTAACATCTGGAATGGAACGATTTATTAGTTCGTTGGCAATTAGAAATTCGTTAATTAATATTACCAATTTACCAAAGCCCAATTTTATAGCAATTGACGAAGGATTTACTCAACTAGACTCTGATAATTTAGGGCAAGTATATCATTTATTTAGTTATCTTAAGACTCAGTTTGACTTTATGATGATTATATCACATATTGATGTTATGAGAGATATGGTTGATCATTTTATAGATATTAGAAAAGAAGGAGAGTATTCTAAAGTTTCGATTATCTAGTAAAATTAGGTCTATGACATAATTATATGTATACGAATATATAAATATGTACATAAAACAGCTTCTTTATAAAGGTCTAGATAAAATACCAGTATATATAGAAGATACTATAGAAAATTCTCCATATTATTTTAATATAGTTGATATCCCTAAAGTATTTGGCCCGGGTAAAAATTCTATAAGATTTTCTTTAAATACCAATAACCTCGATGAATATAGAGATATAGAAGTTGAGGTTATTGATTCGTATGGAAATACAATATATCATGAAGCCCCGCAATATTCTCAAAGAGATGAATATGATGCTAAAGTTTTAACATTATATTTTTATAATAACATAACAAATGGACCTATAATAGTTACGTTTGTGGGGCATGCAAAATTAGGATTAGACGGAGAACCTATACCAGCTGCATATAGAAATTCATATAATGTTAGATATACAACCGTTATAGATTTTAATAGATCGCAAAAAAATACTAGCAGAATTTTATTTTCAAAAGAACCGACTATTCGAATTAGCGAAACAATAAAAGCATATGTTAGTAAGAGTCAAGGGCCAGTAAACTCAATAACAGTATCAGGTAGCGGAATATATAGATTTCAGCATACATATCCTTTAATAGAGATAGAGTCTAGCGAATTTATAAATGACATGATTAATGGTAGGTTAGCAGCTACAATGTCTATAATTGACCCTACATTAACTGGATATCAAACATCTAGCTATAACACATATCAATCAAATATTAGTAATATATTTAATGCTCGAACAGCAATATTAAATTTTCCTTGGACAGCATCTCTTAATAATTTAGGTACAAATAATCCGTTACCATTTGTAAACGTTAAAACAGCGACTGTTGATTATAGATTGACATATTCTCCTACAGTTTCATCTTCTGCTATAAACAATTTTAATTCATATATAAATTTACAAATTTCAAATCTTGAACCTGTATCTGGATATTTAAAGTATATTAAGTTATATGGTAAAAGTCAAGGTAGTTTATCACAATATGAATTAATTGGAGAATCTTTAACTGAGAATAATGAACTATTAATTAATACTGCTTCTTTAACTCAATATGATCGTTCAAATGTAGGATATTTTTTAAATTCGTCATCATTTCAAAGCTTTTGGACATACGATATTTCAAATCTACAAATACAATTTAACTCATCTAGTTTATTTAATTCGTTATTATTAACGCCTTTAGTAGATACAGTAGATAATAATGTATTGTTTACGAGTAATATTAACGTTAATTTTCAAAAAGGGTCTTCATATCAACTATTCTTTAATTATGTAAAGCAAACAGATTTTATATTAGAAGTATATGCATCTGGCTCAGCTTTTACAGATAAAAAAGGTTTAGGAGAACGAGTATTTTATTTAGATTCTAGAGTATACGGTCCTACATATTTAAACTTACCTATTAACTTTCTAGCATCAGAAACAGGCACAGCAAGACTACAATTTAAAATACTTACCGGTAGTTTATATATAAGTGATATTTCTTTAAAGTCAGGAATTAATCAAGGATTTAATCCATCAAACTTTAATTCGTATTTTCCTATTAATGTTAAGAATCGTAATGATGTTTATGATTTTAAGGTTGAATTGATTGATGATAACAGCCAAATTAATAGTTATGAATTTAATAATGATTATAACTCTAATATACGAATTACAGGAAGTAATCAATATATTGATGGTAATGATAATTTATTACCTGGTACATTAAATCTAGGCACTAATTTAAATTCTGGCATTGTTTTAGATGGTATAAATAACAAAATTGCATCATCAGGTTATACTGGCGGTAATGCTGGATTTACATTTTGGTCAGGTAGCCAATTTATTAGTGGTAGCACAAAAAACGGGCCAGGATTTTTTATAGAAACTGGAGCCCCATATTATCATTCTATTAAAGCATCGCCTGCAGGTGGAATTGAAATAATAGCAAATATATCAGGTTCGGTTACTGGAGGCGGCGTAACAGAAACAACGTTTAATAATTTTAGCAGTTCAGTAGATGCTTCTTTAGGTACAATAACTGGAGAATTAAGTACTATAAATTCTTCAATAGGTACTATAAATTTTAATATAACAGAACAATCATCTAGTATTGCATCATTAAACCAATTTACATCATCTGTTCAAACTGCAGAGTTTTATAGAACGTTATTTGGCATACCTAACGATGAGAATAATACATATAACTTACAAATTAAAATACTTAGCGGTATAGCAACGTTTACCTCTAGTATAGCATAAATTTAGCACTTAACTAATAAAAATATATAATTATAATATATATGAATAAAATAATCGCAGTATATCCTGGCAGATTTCAACCTTTTGGGAAGCATCATGCAGCTACATTTATGTGGCTTCAAAATAAATTTGGAAAAGAAAATGCTTACATTGTAACATCTGATAAAGTAGAACCAGGAAAAAGTCCATTTAATTTTAACGAAAAGAAAGCCATTATTGAACTTTATGGTATAGACCCGTCTCATATTATTAAAGTAAAGAATCCGTACAATCCCGTTGAACTATATGGCCAATTTGACCCGGAAACAACCTCAGCAGTATTTCTAGTTGGGGAAAAAGATATGGGCGAAGATCCTAGATTTAAAATAGGACCTAAAAAGGATGGAAGTCCTAGCTTCTTTCAAAGCTATAAAGGTAATGAAGATAATTTACAGTCAATATCTAAACACGGA